GTATTCAATGGGTCTACGTAGACGCCACTTAAACCAAGCTCCTTGAAGACGTTCCTGAACCTGTCCGTAGTAGCGGAAGCCAATTACATTTTGAGTATCCTTCTCAGCGATAAACACGAAAGAATTTTCACGTGAATTAGCAACTAGGTTTAGACCAGTACCCATCAACTTGGATACAGGTTTGCTTTGCTCTACGACATCTGGTTCGCCTTCCCTTCGGATGTTGACCATCTCGAAGAATCTGCTGAACTTACCAGCGTTGTCTACAAAAGCTAGTGTCGTACCTAATGAAATAGGAGATACATCAACATTGTAGTTATAGGTTGATAGTGCGTAGACCTTTGCGGTCTCAGGATTCAGAGCAGTATCGTCAGTAGTAAACAAATACTGAGCATTGCTACTGAACAACACAAGACCAGTGTTCATCTCAATTCCATCAACCAGTTCATTAGGACTGGACGAACTGCATGAGATGTCAATACGGTCAATGCCAGAAAAAGTCAGAGCTGTTTTATTCCAGAAGTTACCAAGGTCACCGGGTTGGCTGAGGATGATGTTTGATCCACTCAGTAAGACCAGGCGATCTCTGTGAAATAAAACCTGGTTAATTTTTTTGCCAACAAATGACGGCACTTTATTGGTGTTGTCGTCTCCAACCTCACGGTCAGACCATGTGTACTTACCCAAAGTCATAGTAGTAGCACCAGTCCTTTGAAGGATGTACGGCATGGTGTTTCCATTCAAAGTAGTTGTTACACCAGGCGCTACACACTCTTCCCAAACACCAGGACCATCGCCATCAGTACCTACAAATTTCAAGTAGTAGTCATCTTCAGTTAGCTGTGCCGAGTTGGTCACTTTGACTATGTAACCATCTTTGCATTGAGTAGGTAACTTAGTGATGTCGTTAACTCTGTCTTGTGTAATCTCAAAAAGATCACTCTCTAAAACTTCAATATTAAATGCAGAGCTGTGCGTCAAATAGATACCGTTACCAAGAATAGTAGCCGTAACTCCACTGATCTCAGAAACAATAGAGTTCAGAACACCAGCAACGGAAGTACTGGTCTCAGCTTCAATGTCTACAGGTACAGGACGGACACGACTAAGGTTACCTTTATAAGAAGCAGATACTTCTTTAGTAACAGTAACTGTATAATTTAGACCTTCGATTACAACAGTAAAAGTAGGGAGAGCTGACGTGTAAGAACCACCATGCAGTAGGTCAACACGTAAAGTGTATTGCGTGTCGTACCCAGGTTCGCTGTTACTGCCATAACCCTCTACGAAAGGTTGACCAGCAACAGTTACACGAACAGCAATACCGGTTGCAGCGTCAACATGTACCTTTGATCCAGTAGCTCTTGCATCATCATGACCAGCAACGTTATTAGTAAACGGGCCAGTAACAGTGACGGTTGTTGCAGAACGCTCTAGAGCTGTTGTTGTATTGCTGTAGATATTTAATGCATATTGACGACGTGGTTGAATCTGTTTCAGTTCAATGTATGCAGAGTGTGTGTCAGGTTTGGACGGACCAACAGCTGCAGTCATAGCAACCGTCTGAGTTCTATTAACTAGAAAAGTTGTGTCATTAATAGTAAGGGTTTGTATATCTCCATCATTATTATGATCCAGGTAAGTAGCAGGAGCACCACTATTAGTAATAGTCATTTGCTGGCCATCACTACAGCGCCACACACGGACAGAACCGTTACGTGCTACCTGCCCAACATATGAACCTTCATTTTCATCACGATAATAATTAAACCAGCAACCATTGCTCTGTTGGTTAGCCAACGTAGCTACAAACTTAGAGCCAGGACGCTTCATTAAACCTTCAGTAATATCAGGCACAACATTCACAGCGTTCCTGACTTGACCAGGTAGTTTCTGATCGTCGGGTTGTTCTGAAATACCTAGTACATAGTTTGGAATCTTTTGTGTAATGCTTGCCATCAGCGCCTCAATACATGGAAGGGTTGGTAGGTTTGGTAATATGTATCACTTGGGAATCCCATAAAATTATGGTCTCCCTGATTGCATTCGTATTCGACACAGGCTGCACGTGACATGCCTTCCTGTTGTTGTAGTAGTTGGACAAGCTGTGGGTTAGAAACCAACTGAGTAGCAGCACGGGATGCAGCACGGGCAGTGATGTAACGCTGGAAGACAGAGGGGATATCAGCGAAGTCGTAGATGCGAACAATGTCAACCTCAATGGGTTGTGTAAATACATCTGTGTGACGCACCTTGTCGTAAAGACGACCCTTGCGTAGAACAACGTTAGTGCTTCGATCAACCTGACCACCACTGATGTCTAGCCTGAGAGTGTCTACAGGTACATAGATGTAGCCATCCTGATCGGGTGACAAGGGTACGTTCTCTTCACGGTTATAAACCCACCCTTCGTTCTGTACATCAACCATGGATTCACGGAAGAGGTTATAAACAAAAGAGATCTCTGGGTTCTCTGTATTCAATTGAGTAACAGGCGCTTGTCCGATGCTCCCCAAGATTGAGTTCACAGCGGATAGTTCGGTATCGGTGCCAATAGTTGAGGACAGAAGGATCCCTAGGAAAGAATAAATATCAGAAATCGGAAGGTGCAGTACCACCAACATACAGCTCAACAGCTGCAGCAGGGTTCAGATAATCTGCGCCACAGGCCAAACGTCCGAGCATAACATCACCCTGGTAGATGACAGAAACGTCTCCGTTTGTTACCTGTACTTGAGGACCGATTGCTTCGACAACACCGGCTGCTTCGCGTTGGAAGATCAGACCAGCAGACACAGCTCCGAATTCAGTAGCGGTGCCATAGTCGTTGTTGATGCCGGCTTGTGCAGTAGAAGCATCTTCAAGGTCAGGACCAATGAAGTCACCCAGGTTGCCAGGTGAAGTCTGTCCGGTAGTGCCACCGAACTTGGTGCCGTACTTGCCAAGGAACGGAATGTTCATTGACTTGTAGATCTTGATGCCAGCGATCTCGATGATGCCTTGGCCGGACTGCAGTGCAGAGCCTTGAGCATCACGGTTCACCAGGCCGTTGGAACCAACAGCTTGGATCAGTTCGTAGTACTGGCGTGGGTTGAGCACAGCCACACGTCCGTCTCCACTGACTCCCTTTTCATCCATCGCAGCAGCAGCGTCATAGAAGGCTGCAACCAGGGCGGTAGAAGAGAAAGCATCAGATTCGTTGGAAGAAGAACCAACACGGATCTGGGTGCCACCGGGCTCAACGAAGTTAGTTGCACTAACAGGGGAAGCCTTACGAGCACCACGTGCAATCGCACGGAAGATCAGGCGGTCGTACTTTTCAGCAAGAGCGAAACCGATCTTACGTGAGATCTCCGACCTCAAATCATAGTGCGAAAGTGTTTCGTCTAAATTGTATACGAACGCTGAACTAATAAGCAGATCATCTACAGTGATGGTCTTCTCTGCAACGGGCGGCGCGCCGTCGCTGTTACCCAAAATCGGATTTCCAGGAGTATGGAACTCAGCTTGGGTACGACCTGTGTAGATGAACTGGAGAGATTTGCCGTTCTTAAGAGTACGCTTCTGCACCATATCGCGAGCGATAGTGTTGTGCTGGAACCCTTTAAACATCTCACCGCTGAACAGCTTTAGGTAAAGAGCCCTGCGCTGATCAGTTGTAGGAGTCTGGCCCCCAGCCAGATTATTAGCACCAGGAATTACCTGTGGTGCCTTAGGGGAAGTAAGTTGTTGTGCCATTTCTAAAAGAGAGTAATAATGTATAACCACTCTCTGAACGTTCAGAGTTATTCAATTGTCGTGTGGTCTATCCCACCGTCTAGACGGCTAAGGGTATCCGGCTTACCGGGCCAAAGCCAATTGATGGGCAGGGGATTGCACCCTGCCTCCCGCTTTAACGGATCATCGTGTGTATGCGACACCGCGATACTTGAGCTTCAGTTCCTTCGCAGCTTGCTGCTGCTCACGGACACGTTGCTTGAGTTCAAGTTTCGTCATTGTGTTTACCTCCGAAGAGATCCCAAGACCCCGTTCCATGCCTTGGGTAGCATGCGTCTTTTACATCGTGTCAAACAAAACTTCGAGCTTTAGTTTGTCTAGTTGAGCTTTGAGAACCAGAAGAGCTTCTTGCTCACCTGGATCACCACCAGGCCACTTGTCTAAATAGAAAGTGACGGCTTTATGCATAAGTTCAACGTAAGCATCGTTGACTCTAATTTCGTATTCCATTAGTAAAAAGATGAACGGACGCTAATCAGGAAACCTTTTGTGCCTAGGTGAACTAGGTCTACGTTCCCAAAACATATATGATGCAACGGGTAAAAAAATTACCAATAAAATTACTGGAAATATCATCCAACTACAGGAGCTTTCAATGCGATAGGCACAATGTTGTTAGCAGCCAGATCGAGAGGGAAGTTATGTGCATTTCTTTCGTGCATAACCTCAAGTCCAAGGTCAGCTCTATTCAAGACATCAGCCCAGGTGTT